CGGCGGCGCGTTGGTTCAGCGCGCCGCCGAAGGCGAATATCGCCCCGGTCCGTACCATCTTCCGGTCACGGGCGGCTGGCTCAGCGCCGAGGCCGGTCAGTACTGGAATTGGTGGCAGAACGGATACGATGTCGAAAGCCGATCGAGTCAGTCGGCCATGGTCGAGGCGTGCGTCTCGGCCTACGCACAGACCGTTGCGATGTGCCCGGGGGATCACTGGCGCGCGAACACCAAGGGCGGACGCGACCGGATCATCAACTCGTCGCTCTCGCGCGTGCTGCGCAAGCCGAACTACTACCAGAGCATGAGCGACTTCATGCTCAATGCCACCCGCTCGCTCTATCTCGACGGCAATGCCTATGCGCTGGCGGTGCGCAATGATCGTTACGAAATCGTCGAATTGCACCTGATGGACCCGCGCCAGTCCACTCCGATGGTCGCGCGTCAGACCGGCGATGTGTTCTATCGCTTGGGCGGCAATGACGTGATCGATTACCGGCTCGGCTATCAGCTCGGTTACGAAGAGACGCTGGTGCCGATGCGCGACGTGCTGCACATCCGGCTGCACAGCGGCAAACGGCATCCGCGTCCGTTGTTGGGCGAGTCGCCATTGACTGCGGCGCTGGCCGATCTGGCGGCATCGTCGGCGATCCTCGATCAGCAGATCCAGTTCTACATGAACCAAGCGCGGCCGAGCGCCGTGCTGTCCACCGATCTGGTGCTCTCGCCCGAGCAGACGCAGGCGCTGCGGGATCGCTGGAACGAGCAGGCCAAGGGGCTGTGCTCCGGTGGCGTTCCGATCCTGACCGCCGGGCTGAAGGTGCAGCCGTGGGGACAGAGCCCGAAGGACTCCGAGCTGGCGGAAGTGATGAAGCTGACCGATCAGAAGATCGCGCTCGCCTTCCGCGTTCCGTTGCAGATCCTTGGCTTGGGCGGACCGGCATCGTCCACCGAGATGATGATGCAGTCGTGGATCGCGACCGGTCTCGGCTTTGCGCTCAATCACATCGAGGAATCCTTCGGCCTGCTGTTCGAGTTGCGCGGTCAGCCCGACGAGTACGTGGAGTTCGATACCGCAGCATTGCTGCGCACCGCCTTCAAGGATCGCATCGACGCGCTGGTACGCGGCGTGCAGGGCGGCGTCATGGCTCCGAACGAGGCCCGCAATCTGGAGGGCTACGATTCCGTACCGCACGGCAATGAGCCGCGCGTCCAGCAGCAGGTTGTGCCGCTCAGCGCGGCTGCAGCAATTCCGGGCGCTCCCGGCGGTCCGCCGCTCGTCGCAGGTGCGTCGCAAGACATTCCGCCAGCCCCGCCGCAACCTCCACAGCCGCCGTCTGCAGCGCAACCGGCGAAGGACTATGCAAATGACCTCCAACGGGAAATCCGAAACATTCGGTCAGCCGCCGAACGAATCGCACGCCGACGTACTGCTTGATGCGTGGCGCGAGGCGCTGGCTGGCATCCTCGAAGAAGAGCGGCGCGAGTGGCGGCGCGAGCGCGAGCTGATCGAGGAACAGTCGCGGCGGATGATCGCCGAGCTGCGCATTGAATTCACCGCTCTGCATTCGAACTTCGTCAGCGGCGTCACCGAGCTGATGAAATCGGTGCGCGACGGTATCGATGGACAACCGGGGGCGGCAGGTCCGGAAGGTCCGGCAGGACCGGAAGGACCGGCGGGAGCTGCGGGGGAGAGGGGCCCGGCTGGCGAGCGCGGCGACGCTGGCCCGCCGGGTCTTCCCGGCGAAAAGGGTGACCGCGGTGAACAGGGCGAGCCCGGCGAGCCCGGTGAGCCCGGCGAGTGGGGTGAGAAGGGCGAGCCCGGCGCAACCGGCGAGAAGGGATTGCCCGGTGAGAAGGGTGAACGCGGTGACAAGGGCGAGCGCGGCGACAAAGGCGATCGTGGAGATCCCGGGCCGCAGGGTCTGGTCGGCCTGATCGGCGCAGTCGGCGAGCGCGGCGAGCGCGGCGACAAGGGCGAGAAGGGCGAACTCGGTCCGCAGGGTGTTCGCGGCGAGCGCGGCGAGAAGGGCGAAAAAGGCGAGAAGGGTATGCAGGGTGCGCCCGGTATGCCCGGTGTCCGCGGCGACAAGGGCGAACGCGGCGAGAAGGGCCTGCCCGGCGACAAGGGCGAGAACGGTCTGAACGGCGTCGGCGAGAAGGGCGAGCGCGGCGAGCGCGGCGAGAAAGGCGAGCGCGGCGATATCGGTGCGCAGGGCCCGGTCGGACTGATCGGCACCAAGGGTGATCCGGGTGAGCGTGGTGAGAAGGGCGAGAAAGGCGACCGCGGCGATGTCGGTCTGCAGGGCCTGATCGGTCCGATCGGCACCAAGGGCGACAAGGGCGAGCGTGGCGAGAAGGGTGATCCGGGCCCGCGTGGTGAGCATGGCCAGCGCGGTGAGAAGGGTGAACGCGGCGAGCAGGGCATCCGCGGCGAGCGCGGCGAGCTGCCGCCGGTGCGCGAATTCAAGTCCGGGCAGGTGACCTATCGCGGCGAGTGCATCACGCACGCGGGCGCGACGTGGCAGGCGCGCAAGGACACCGGTGCCTGTCCGCCGCATGCCGACTTCATCTGTCTGGCGCTGGCCGGGCTCGACGGCGCGAGCCCCGAGATCCGCGGCACCTATTCCGATCTGATCGCCGACTACAAGCGGCTCGATATTGTCGTGCTCAATGGCGGGTCGTTCATCGCCCGCAAGGATCAGCCGGGACCGTGCCCGGGCCCGGACTGGCAAATGATCGCCCGGCAGGGCCAGCGCGGCGACAGGGGCGAGAAGGGCGAGCGTGGTCAGGTCGGACCGGTCGGCGCGATGGGCGTGGCCGGGAAGGACGCCCCGGCCGTCACCGGCTGGCAGCTCGACCGCAAGACCTTCACCGCTACCCCGGTGATGAGCGACGGCAGCGCCGGACCGCAACTGGAGCTGCGGGCGCTGTTCGAGGAATTCGAGACCGAGATCCGATGACAATCCCGTTGGGTTGTGGACGGCTGAACATCCGGCGCGAGACCGCGACCGTGATGTTCTCCGAACGGTATGGGCTGGTACCGAGCATCGTCGTTCTCGGCTTCCGGTTCACTTGGCGAAAGAAGCGCTGATGGCCGACGTAACCGTCAAGATCCTGCAGGCGGCCAGCTCCTACGCGTTCATGACGCTGGAAGAGGCCAAGACCTTTCTCGGCATTCCGGCGGTCGATACCAGCGGCGACGCCCAGCTCCAGATGCTGATCGACCAGCAGTCGGCGTGGCTCGCCACCGAGGCCAACCGGCAATTCGCCTACGAGCACGTGCGCGAGACGTGGCGCTGGATCGATTGCCCGCCGCAGAGCCCGCGCATCTATCTCACGCACTGGCCGGTCAAGGAGGACGATATCGAGAGCGTCGAGTCGCCGGAAGGCAACGTGCTCGATCCCAGCCTGTACGAGATCGAGGAAGAGAGCGGCAAGATCACCATCCTCGACGGCATGTGGGATTCGCCGACCGTGATCACCTATTGGGGCGGATATCTGCTGCCGATCGAGGCCCCGGCTGCATTGAAGCAAGCGCTCGGCATCGCACTACGCAGCGCCCGCACCGAAGCCGCGCAGGCCGCGGTCGCCGGTATCCGCTCGCTCAGCCACAAGGAAGCGCGGGTGATGTTCTTCGACCCGAACGCCCGTGGCGGCAGCGGGGCGACCGGCGGCGGCTTGACCACGCAGCAGATGAGTTCAGTGAAGAGCCTGCTCAGCCACTACATGCGGTATCCGGTCTGATGGCTGACGGCATCCCGGTCCCGGGCATTCTGATCGTGGTCGATAACGCTCCGGTCGGCGAGCAGGTCACCGACCTGATCAACTACCTGAACTATGAATTGCCGGAAGGCATCGTGCGCGAAATGCGGACGTGGGAAACCGAGGACATGAACCGGCAGTATCCGAACTCGGAAATGTTGGCCGGGCAGGAAGCCTCAGTCCCGGTCCTGACGCCGCGGATGGCGAGCGTCGGTCATGGGGAAACGGGAGGCGGGGATTTCGTTCCGCCCCGCCAATATCAGACGCGCGTCTGGCCGCGCTCGCGCAAGGACTTATTGCGGGCCCGCGGCAGCAAGTTCCGCCCGCGTGTCCGCCAGCGCGTTGGCATGCGCCGACCGATTCTGCGACCGCAGATGTGGGACATGCTGGTCGATCGCATGCGGACATTGCTCAGCAAGACGATTGATCTCGCATGGCGGTAGATTTCGGAACGCTGATCTATGCGCCCAATTTCGATATGTGGGCGATCCCGGTGACGTTCTATCCGATCGTCTCGATCCCACTGCAAGGCAGCTACGCCGCCCGCGGGATCTTCGACACCCGGCAGCTCGACGTGCTGGCGCTCGACGGATCGATCGTGTCGGAGCAGCGCACCATCCTCGATATCCTGAACTCGGAATTCTCCGTCATCCCGATGCAGGGCGACCGGGTCGATATCCCGACCGACAGTAGTCACCAAGTCCACGGCATGTTCGAGATCACCGACGCGTCCTACAACGCAGGCGGCGAAACCACGCTCACGCTGAAGGAAGTGATGGTCCGCCAGTCGCCGTGAGCATCAGCGACGATCAGAGCTACACGTTGATTCTGCGCGACGTGCTGTTCGCCAAGGTCGCGGTGTTGCCGCCGTTCGCCACCTTCACCAAGCGGCGCACCAAGATGGTGCCGGTGCAGCCGCACCTGCTGCCCTATCTCGGGGTCTACATCATCGACGAGAGCATGGTGCCGGACGGCGACTTCAATGCCGGGAACATCCGCTTCAATCACACCGCGCGCATCGGTTTCTCGGTGATCATGGCCAACAACGATCAGGTCGTTCTCGAAACCAAATTGGATGCCGCGTTCTGGTCGATCATGAACGGCGTCTGGAAAGACCCGTGGCTCACCAACATGCTCGACACCACGCGCTACGGGCAGACGCATCCGAGCAATCCCGACAACACCCGGCTCGAAGGCGTCACCCGCGGCAGTCGCAAGCACGTGTTCGGCAACGCCGGTCTGAACAACGAGATGCCGATCGGCGAGATGCAGTACGACGTGTCGATCTTCTACCGGACCATCTTCGCGCCGGTGATCACCGACGATCTCTTGATGATCCACGTCGAAACCGCGTTCCCGTCCGGCGGCTCGCCTGAAGAGATCGCGGCGGTCCAGCAGGTCATCGCCAAGTACGAGTTCACTCCGATCGGCACCGATTCCGTGGCGCTGGTGGCGGTCGAGCAGCGTGACAGCGCCGCGTTCTCAGGCAGCACATAGGAGGCAGCGTCATGCCCGAGCAGGCACAGGACGAGCACAGCAAGATGGTGCGCGAGCGGGAGGTCCGTCGTCGCGAGCGGCTGAAGGAGATGACCCGGGTGAGCCAGATCCAGCGGGTGAAGGTCATCCCGGCCACCGACGAAATCCGCAAGTACGTGAAGCATCCGACCGGCATCAAGTTCGGCAAGTCGGGACCGGCGGAATGGCCGATGGACGGCTTCACCCGAAAACGGATTCGGGAGGGCGCAGTCAAGCTCGAAGGCGAACCGGCGAAGGCGGCGGCCGAGAAGCGTGCGCCGCGCGCCAGCTAAACGGAACGGGAAACAAGCACGAATAGAACAGGAGGCATGAATGCCTATCTCATTTGCTCAGATCCCACAGGAAATCAAAGTCCCGCTCTATTGGGTCGAGGTCGATCCGAGCAAGGCGGGGCTTCCGACCATCCGCCAGCCCGCACTCTTGGTCGGCTCGATGCTCTCGACCGGCACGGCACCGCCGAACCAGCCGATTGCGATCGGCACGCAGGCGCAGGCCGACGACCGCTTCGGACAAGGCTCCGAGCTGGCCAATATGTTCAAGAGCTTCTTCCACAACCAGTTCTCCGGAGAGGTATGGGGAGCTGGCGTTCCCGAGACCTCGCTGGGTGCCGGTACGCTTCAAGCGGCGAGTGGAACGATCGTCGTCACCGCGCCGCCGACCGCAGCCGGAACGATCCACTTGTACGTCGCGGGTGAGCACATCCCGATCAACTGCGGTCCGTCAGATACGATCGATGCCATCGCAGCCTTCATCGCGGAAGCTATCAACGACGATCTCAATCTGCCGGTGTCGGCGACTGTCGCGACTGCGACGGTGACAGTGACGTGCCTGTGGAAGGGCATCACCGGCAACGATATCTCGCTGATGCTGAACTACTTCGGTGCGATCGGCGGACAGGAAGGTCCGCAGGGGCTGGTGCTCACCATGCCTGCGACTGGCTACCTCACTGGTGGCAACGGCGTTCCAGATTGGAACCCCGGACCACCCCCGGCCGACCCCACCGTGATCGACAACATGGGCGAGCAGGAATTCGAGTACGTCGCTCTCGCGTGGACCGACACCGAAACGCTGCAGGCGTGGGATCTGGAGTATGGCTTCACCGACAACGGGCGGTGGGGCTGGCGTCGTCAGCTCTTCGGCCACATCTTCACGGCCAAGCGCGGCCTCTACTCCGATCTGATTACGTGGGGCTTGAACCCTGCGATGGGCCGTAACTCGGGCGTGATCTCGACGATGGCGGTCGAGACGAAGAGCCCGACGCCGGTGTACGAGTGGGCCGCAGCTTACACCGCCAAGGCACAGCGTGCGCTGATCAACGACCCGGCGCGACCGCTGCAGACGCTGTCGCTCACTGCCGTCAAGCCTGCACCGTTGCACGACCGGTTCAGCTTCGTGGAGCTGAACTCGCTCGCGGGCAGCGGGTTCGCAATTCAGAAGGCGGGATCGGATGGCTATCCGATGATCGCCCGGGAGCAGACGACGTACCAATGGAACTTGTACGGTCAGGGCGACGACGCCTACGAGCTGGTCACCACGCTCGCCACGCTCGCCAAGCTGCTGCGCAATCAGCGGCACGCAATCACCACCAAGTTCCCGCGACACAAATTGGCCAACGACGGCACTAGATTTGGGCCCGGCCAAGCAATCGTGACGCCGGGAATAATCAAGGGCGAGTTGATCGCACAGTATAGGCAGGACGAATACAATGGTCTTGTAGAAGATACACGCAATTTCAAGCGTCATCTTCTGGTGGAAAGAGACCCGAATAACCCCAACCGGGTAAATGTACTGTATCCGCCTGACTTGATCAACCAGCTCCGGATCTTCGCGGTGCTGGCGCAATTCCGCCTGCAGTACGACCGCGGCATCGATGTCGAGATCATCGGCCCGCTGACTTCGACCGCGATCACCGGTCGGCTCTAAAGCCCCACAACAAGATGGCTGTTCGTCAAAGGCCGCACGGTCAGTGCAGCCATTGCGAGAACGTCTATCCGGAAACGGCCGAGTTCTTCCATGAGCATCGACGGCGTGGGCGGATCGAGCTACGGGCGATCTGCAAGCGATGTCTCGTCGAGCAGTCGAAAGCCTATCAACGTGCCAATCCCGAAGTTTGGCGTCGTCACAACGCAAAGCGACAGGCGATGCCGGGTTATCGCGAGTACATGCGCGAAGCATGGCGGCGGTTTCACGCAAAACCAGAGTATCGAGAAAAGGACCGTGAGCTGTACCGCAAGATCGTCTCGACGGTGGACGGCCACGAAAGAATGCGCGCGAAGGTCAGAAAACGACGCGCACGCATTCGAGGAACAACGCGGCATCACACGGTCGAGGACATTCGGCTCGCAATGGAAGTGCAGCAAGGGCGCTGCTTCTATTGCCAAGGCGATGTGTCAACCAAGTACACGGTTGATCATCTGATCCCACTGGTTCGCGGCGGCAGTGACGGCCCTGAGAACATCGTCATCGCTTGCCCCGGCTGCAACTTCCGCAAGGCCGACAGAACTCCGCAAGAGTTTGCTGACGGCATCAGACATAGGAGGCTAATGTGGC